GTGTCATTTCCATTGAAGAATGGGAAGATATGTCAGAGCATATTCAATATGATTATATCGCTGATAATTATTTCAGCGAATTGAAAGAGAAAGAGATGCTCACAGAACGTCTTAATCTTATGACTCAAATGGATCCGTTTGCTGGTAGGTACTTCTCTTTAGAGTACATACGTCGTCAGATCTTGCGTCAAACAGATGCAGAAATGAATGACATTGATAAGCAAATGGAGCAAGAGATTGCTGACGGTAAACTCCCAGATCCTGCAACCATTGACCCTGCTACAGGAATGCCTATAGAGGATCCTATGGCAATGGAAGGTGAAGGAATGGAGGAAGAAGGTCAACAAATCTCAGTTGATAACGTCGAACCCGCAGACTATAAACGTGGGGAATTCTAAATAATTACATTAGAGGTACATTATGCCTAGCGTAGCTGCTAAAGAAATCATAAATAAATTGTTCTCTGGAAAAAAAGATCTAGAGAATGAGGTTAATGATGCAATGATGGCACTCTCTGCTGATAAACTTGACGCAGAGAAAAAGACAATCGCTAAAGATTGGTTAAAAGATCCCACACAGGAAACACCAGATGAAACTGATAACGGAGCAGATTGATGACATTGAGATCCTCAGTGAGGAGAAAAATGGCAAAAAACATCTGTACATAGAAGGAACTTTTCTGCAAGGAAACATAAAGAACCGCAATGGTCGTATGTATCCAATGGAAACACTTGCACGTGAAGTCGATAAATATTCCAACACTTACATCAAGTCTGGAAGAGCAATGGGAGAACTCGGACACCCCGATGGACCTATTGTTAATTTAGATAGAGTTTCACATTTAATTACTTCTCTTGTTCAAGAAGGAAGTAACTTTAAAGGGAAAGCAAAAATCCTAGATACCCCAATGGGACAGATTGCTAAGTCACTTTTAGATGAAGGTGTACGTTTAGGTGTGTCATCACGAGGGGTAGGCTCACTCAAATTGAACCGTGAAGGTGTAAATGTTGTGGCAGATGACTTTATGCTCGCTACTGCTGCTGATATAGTGGCAGATCCCAGTGCACCAGAGGCTTTCGTAAACGGTATTATGGAAGGAAAAGAGTGGGTTTGGACAAATTCAGCGTTAAAAGAATCAGATCTCCGCAAGGTTGAGAGGGATTTAGACAACGCTAGTTCAAAAAGAGAGCTTGCTGAAAGGCAAATTACCGCATTTGAAACCTTTTTAAAAGGTTTATAACTTATAAATATTTTTTAGTTAAACCAAAGACTGCTATTTAAGGAGACAACAACAATGTCAGATGAGAAAGTAACAGCATCTACAGAACAAGTAACTGAAGCCAAGTTTGATGGTGCTGTTGCTGATGGTTCAACATTAGGTGCAGTAGAAGTTCTAGGAGGACCAACTCCAATGAACTCAAAACCCGATGATGATTCAAATAAATTGAAGACTCCATCACAAACTACAGCAACACCACCAAAGACAAAACCATCTGCTGCTTCAGGCAAGATTGAGTCTGTGGACGCTGAGAATGCTGAAGGTGAGAACCTAATTGAAATTGACGTTACAGCAGACGTGGACGCACTAACTAACGGTGAAGACCTTAGTGAAGAGTTCAAAGAAAAAGCTGCAACTATTTTCGAGGCAGCAGTCGTCTCTAGGTTAAACGAGGAACTTGACCGTATCCATAAGGAATACTCAGAGGGAGTCGTTGACGAAGTAGAGAAGGTCAAAACAGAATTGGCAGAACAGGTAGACGAGTATCTTACCTATGCCGTACAGTCTTGGATCGACAATAACAAACTTGCAGTAGAAAGTGGTCTCAAATCAGAGATTGCTGAGTCTGTTGTTGATGGTCTCAAAAAAGTTTTCGTCGAGAACCACATTGAGGTTCCCGAAGAAAAAACAGATATCATCTCCGAGATGGCATCTGAGCTTGATACAATGGAAACAAAACTCAACGATCAACTTGAAAGAAACGTTGCTCTTACTAAAGAGGTAGCGGGATTTGTTAAAGATGGGATTGTGAAGGAGATCTCTGAAGGACTTGCTAGTACCGAAAAGGAAAAATTAGCATCACTTGCCGACGGAGTTGAGTTTGAAGATGAAGAGTCATTCCGCAAGAAGGTTGAATCTTTGAAGGAGTCTTACTTCTCAAAGAAACCAGCACCAGCTAACGCTGAGACTATTGCTGAAGACGTTCAACCAGTTGTGGACACAGAGATGACGGACTCTATGTCACGTTACGTAGACGCACTCCGTCGCTGGACAAAGTGATCCAATCCTATAACACAAATCAATTAGTAAAAGCTAATGTTTAACTCAGAACAGTTACAGGAGAAATGGAACCCAATTCTTAAGTGTGATGGTATCGAGGATATCAAAGACAACTATAAGAAAGCAGTTACAGCAGTTCTCCTTGAAAACCAAGAGAAATTCCTTAACGAAGAGAGAGGAGTTTTAACAGAGGCAGCACCAACAGTAAGTACAGCATCCACATCAGGTGGAGTTGCTGGTTTCAGTGCTAACTCTACAGCAACAGGTCCTTCTGCTGGTTTCGACCCAGTATTGATCTCGTTGATCAGACGTTCAATGCCAAAGCTTATTGCATATGACATTGCTGGCGTACAACCAATGACAGGTCCTACAGGACTTATCTTCGCTATGAGATCCAGATACGGTACAAACCGTACTGCTGGTACAGAAGCATTCTTCAACGAAGCAGATTCACAGTTCTCTGGAACTGACGCAGCACAAACAAGTGGATTCGGTTCACAAGGTAGTGCACAAGCAGGAAGTAACCCAGGTATTCTTAACGACTCTGGTACCTATACAAATGGTACAGCGATGAGAACAGACGAGGCAGAGACACTCGGAACTGGATCTAACGCTTTCGCTGAAATGAACTTCAGTATTGAGAAAGTTACTGTGACTGCGAAGTCCAGAGCACTCAAAGCTGAGTACAGTTTAGAACTAGCACAAGACTTGAAAGCCGTTCACGGTCTTGACGCTGAGTCAGAACTAGCAAACATCCTCTCAACAGAGGTTCTTGCAGAAATCAACCGTGAGGTTGTTCGTACTGTTTACAAGGTTGCAAGACCTGGTGCTCAGAACAATACTGCATCTGCTGGTATCTTCGACTTAGACGTTGACTCAAACGGAAGATGGTCTGTTGAGAAGTTCAAAGGTCTTCTATTCCAGATAGAAAGAGATATGAACGCTATCGGGCACGAGACAAGACGTGGAAAGGGCAACATCTTAATTTGCTCTGCTGACGTTGCATCTGCTCTATCGATGGCTGGTGTACTTGACTACACTCCTGCTCTTGCTGGAAACTCAAACTTACTTCCTGATGACAACAGTTCTACACTTGCTGGAACATTAAACGGAAGAATCAAAGTTTATGTTGACCCATATTCTGCAAACGTAAGTGACAGACACTTCTACGTTGCTGGATACAAAGGTAGTTCTGCATATGATGCAGGATTATTCTACTGCCCATACGTTCCTCTACAAATGGTTAGAGCCGTTGGTCAGGACACCTTCCAACCAAAAATTGGATTTAAGACAAGATACGGTCTTGTTTCAAACCCATTTGCTGAAGGTACTGATCAAGGTGGTGGAGACCTTGACCCTAATAAGAACCGCTACTACAGAAGAGTTCTTGTTGACAACCTTATGTAAGCGAGTCGCTTATATATTACAGAGAGACCCTATTGGGTCTCTTTTTTTATGCCTAAATAATAATACGGAGAACACTAATATAGTCAATGTCTTTCGCTTCACAAATTAGCAATAGGAATTTCCTTTCACCAGGTGGTTTCCGTTTTTCTCTTGGTAAATTTCCAAAGGTGTCTTACTTGGCACAACAGGCAAATATACCACAGATCAATATGGGTCTTGTTCAACAAGATACTCCATTCCGTCCTGCATTTGTTGACGGTAACTTGGAGTATGGATCTTTTACTTTACAGTTTCTTGTAGATGAGGATCTAGAAAACTATCTAATCATTCATAACTGGATGAGAGGACTTGGTGTCCCTGATAGTTTTAAGGACAGACAGGACTTTGAAACAGGCATAGAAACTAACTTACCAGCAAAAGAGATTGGTGATTTGCTATTTGCAGATGGAACTCTTACTGTACTGAATAGTAATTTTCAACCTAACTTCAATGTAGTCTTTAAAGATCTGAAACCAACATCCCTCAGTACACTTGAGTTTGACGCAACTATTGATAGTCAAGAATTCTTTCAAGCAGTTGTAACATTTGATTATCTTAGTTACGAAATTCAAGGATTAACAGGTACGAGGAAAACCACTCTGAAATAAACTATGGCACTCCTTGAAGATCTTCAGGAGCAGTGGTCAAAAGATTGTATATTTGATGAGTTAGATTTAGGATCTGAATCATTAAAGGTACCGTCACTGCACCAGAAGTACCACGTATATTACAACAAATACAAATTAGTAATAGAGGATGAGAAATGTAAACTCAAGACTCTATGGAAATCTAAGTGGATGTATTACAATGGCAAAGGTCCTGACATCAATGGGGAATACTTTGACCACAAGATTTTAAAAGGTGATATCAATACCTTCCTTGAATCAGATAAAGATATACAGCGACAACAACTCAAAATAACATACTTTGAAACTTGCATAAATTATATTGAGGCAATACTCAAAATGATTAATAGCAGAGGTTTCCAAGTGAAAAACGCTATTGATGCCAAGCGTTTTGAGTTCCCTGTATAATGGTTTCTATTGAAAAGAAAAATGAGATCTACCTTCGGGTAGGTGCAGAGATGCACATCCATCACGAGTTGAGTGAATACTTTTGTTTTGAAGTTCCAGAAGCAAAGTATCTACAGAAACGTAAGAGATATCGTAGATGGGATGGAAAGATTCGTTTATATTCACCAGGTACAGGAGAGTTATATGTAGGTTTGTATCCATATCTAATAGAGTGGTTGCAAAAAATGGGATATGATTATAAGATTGAGGACAGTGAATACGGAGATCCCGATGAATTTGACGCAAACATATCACAAGAGACAGTTAAGAGTTTTGTTAGATCTTTGGGTTTGCCTTTCAAGGCAAGAGATTATCAACTCGCAGCAATTTATTCAGCACTTCGCAATCACTGTCCTCAA